AAGCAGTGGTATCAACGCAGAGTACTGTCCGCCAGCGATATATCGTTAGACTTTTTTTCAAATTTTGTGCAGATTTGACAGCCAGGTGGTGTACTATCCTGAGTATGAGTGAACTAGCACAGCACGGTCTTGTGACCGGGGGTGTGTTCCGCCAGGAGGCAGGTGAAAATACCTCTAGGGAGACACCTCGGCAGGTAGAGCACGCAACAGCACGGCAGGGGCTACAACGCGATGGGCCGGCACCCGTGGTTGTTGGTGGTGCGACACCCGAGGCCAAGACTGCTGATACCACAGCCAGCCACAGACACGCCAAGCCAGCCTAGCTAAAGCTAAGCGCGCCACCTGGGCCTGTCATCGTGACATCCTCATCCACTGGCACCATCACATCTAACGGTCGTGGTCGTTGTTGATTAGGATTGGCAGCACGAATAGCATCATCGTGTATCTGTTGTGGTGTACGCTTGACTACTGCAACATCATCATCAACAGCCACCACAACACCAGACAAGCCATCAACATCATCACTGCCAATGAACGAACCTTTGTTCTCCATATCCTTGAAGAACCGCGCACCACTACCAACCTGACCTGATATCAAATCGTACGCTTGCTCTGATGTCATCATTACATCTGGAATTGGGTCGCCATCGTGGTAAGCAATCGTTCCCTTGTATCGGCATACGATAGACCGAGCGTTGACTGGTGTGATGCCAAGCTGCTCTCCAATGTCTTTGTACGACATACCAAGACTTCTCAGTTCAAGCACCTTGACAGCTCGTTCCGACCAAGCGTCTTTCTGATTTGACTGTGGATGGCTCTGTCGTGACCGCCACTGCCGTCCATACTCGGTTTGACTGTCAATACACAGCCGACACCTGCAACCAGCCTTGTAGAGCGTCCTAGAGCCCTTATCGTGGGCTTCAATTTCTTTCACGGTTGCAGGTTACTAAAAAACTCGGAAAAATGCTAGTGTTGCACAATATTGTTGCAGCGTGGTCACCAACCACTGCCAAAATAAACCTTCGCCCAATACCGACTTGCCTGGAAGGCAAAAAAATTCACGGCCAAGAAAAGCGGCAAAATGGCAACAAAACTGGCGTCGAGAATGAAGGCGAACAAAAGCTGAGTAAGCCAGGTGAACTGGAACAGCCAGAAAAAGAACCAAAAACGATGCTTGTCCGCACGGACTTTATCGTCAGTCATCCGCCAGGCTCCGATGGTTCTCTTGATTTTCCTCGATAATCCGAACACGCCGCATTACCTCGTGATAGTAAAACGGCGCAATGTCGCTGAGTTCCTCACCGAGCTCAACGGCTGCCTTTTGCTCAGGCGTCCAGTACTCGTCCATCGCCAGCAAATCAGCCATCAGGTTGATGGCTCGCTTGTAAACCACGCCCCATTCATCGAGCTGTTCAGTGGTTTTGATGCGAAACTGGTGAGTGAGGACGTGTTGGGTCGAAGTGTTCATTTCAGCAGTATCCTTTCTTGATTTTCTTATCGCGAATGTCGCAAGCCCAATCGAATGCTTGTTCTGTCGTCCAAAAAGTCTTGGTTTGCTCGGTTCCAACCAGGCCAAGGCGTCCCCACTGAATGAGGACTTTCACGCCTTCCTGCTGAATGCTCCACCAACGACGCTTGTTGGTTTCGGGCTCGAAGTGAACGAGGTCTGCCTTCACAGCACCTTCTCCGTGAGGCTCTTGCAGATGAGGTTGCCGCCAGCTTCCCACATTCCGTTGGCGATGATGATGGGAGCGAACAAGTCGAGCCCTTCACGATAAGCCTTCAAAGCTGCTGCCTTGCAAGCCTCAAGCCTATCCCGTCCAATCTCGTTGGCCGCCAACGAAATCGAAATCATCCTGGTAATCTCGTCCTTTTGCTTGATGCTCTCGGCGGTGAGTGCCAGATAAAGGCTCAGGGTCACGAACTCCTCGTCCGTCTTGGGGTTTCCGATTACTACCTTGTTCATTGTGTCGCTCCTTGGTGGTGATTTACTCTCTACCCTTATGTTGCACTTATTAGAGCGAGCTGTCAAGCATTTTGTAAAATCCAGATGTAACGATTTTGTTTAACTACCAAGACCCGCCAATCCACTGCCCCGATGAAGGAGACAGGTCTCTCGGATTGACGGGCCAGAGTAAATACCGGGCTCACTCCTAGTACGCTACTCTACCGCTAGGTCGTTTCAATGGACTTCTAAAGACAGTCTGGCAGCTTGATGGTGAGCCTTTTCGACGCCCAGGAAGCTGTTGAGCAGACTTCCAAGGCGTCTAGGACTAGTTTAGCTTACCAAGGGCAATCCTCAGCTTCGAGGGCGTCAGCCATCGAACGAATGGCTTGGGCCAAGTGGTGTTTGAACGAACCGGTGTTCGTAACTGGGATTTCGGTCGGCAAAACTGCCTCGATGGTCTCGATAACCTCAGCTTCAACCTCAACCGGCTCGCTGATGGTTTCCTCGAACGCTTGGGTGCTCAGCGGAGCGTCCACGAACGAATAGAGACGACGCCAGCCACCAGGCCCGGACGAACGAAGGGTAACAGTGCCTTTCTTGACCAAAAGCCCCTTGTTCAAAATCCGGGTCATCTGATGAGCAAGTGGAACCCGAGCTGGAATAGGCATCTCCATCACAGCGAACAGTTGTTCAGCCGTGAATTCGATAGGCAGCATTTCTGCCCGATTTGGGTGGTCAGCAATGGCTTTGACCCGGCCAACCAGATAACCGCGACCAGCCTTGCGCTGGGAACGAGCAGCTTTCCTGGCCTTGGCTTCCTCCATCGCGATGGAAAAAGCGGTTTGCCGGCGCTCGGCGGCCTTGACCTCAACTGCCTTGCCAAAACCATAGGTAATCTGTGGCGGCAATCCCGGGTCGCTGCGGGTGCCAACTCGATGGAGCATTCCCCTCTTGACGGCAGTATTCAGCCAGGTGGTGATGTTCCAGCGCTTTTCGGTCTTGAGGTCGGCTCGACCTTCGACATCGCGAAGCGTGAACGGCTCCTCACCACGACAATTGACCACAAACTGGTCGAACTTATCCCGGTTGGACAAAACTGGCCGCTTGGTCTCCTGTTCCGGCTTGGGCCCATTTCTCAGGTCAGCCAGAACGCTGGCCGTCCAACGCGGGTGGGGGTTACCCGAAAACCGGGTAACCGTGATGTTGCCAACGGAGATGATGTAATCCCCGTTGCGGGTTTTATCAACGGAGTAGCCTAGCCTAGATAGGTTCCGTGCCATAGCTGCGGGTGTCTCTGCCATCATTGTCGCTCCTTTGCCTTTCGGCTGATTTACTCTTGATGCCAGTGTTGCACATCGGAAAGCGGGATGCAAGAGCTATGAAAAAGATAGCTCGGCGCGGGCCATTAAACTGGATGACTTCACCAAGGTGGAAGTTTGTGCTTCACAGACCGGTCGCCGTAGTAGCCAAGGATTTGACGGCACGGCACTGCCGTAGGGGTATGTGAGAAAGGTTTAATTAAAATGGCTTAATCCTCATTAACGTGAGTTCATATTCAATAGAAAGGGAATTTTAACACTAAAAAAAACACATACGGGCCGTAAACGCCGTAACTGCCGTAAATCCATTTGTGCAACATCCTGGTTCCACCATTTGTTTTTGACGACCGTTCTGCCAGACTTCCAGAGGTGAGCGAAATGAGCGACTTTGACCCTGATAAAGAAGAGGCTATCCTCCTGGCCGGATATAATGAGCTGGAAACCAGCGAAGCTGTCCGGGCTCGGGTCGAGGCTCGGGAAGCCGCCTACCAAGCTGCTCCTTTAAGAGCGAAGGCCAAACCGACCGTCAAAACCAATCGGTTTCCGTTCGACACCTTACATAAGGAATTGCGCTATCTCGCTCAGAATGGTGCAACGTCTATCGGTAGCCTGCCGGAGATGATAGCTGTCCACGGTCTGTCGGCCACAGCGGCGTCCATTGGTAGTTCGGCCAGCATCGTGATGCCGAATGGCTGGACACAGTATCCGATAATGTGGACTGCTGTTGTCGCCCCTCCATCTGCAACAAAGTCGTCTGGTTTGAGTGAAGCCATCCGGCCAATCCAGCACTCCGATAACCAGAAGCACGAAAAGGCTCGGGCAGAGTGGGACGCATTGGAGAAGGCCCAGCGTCGCGGTAAATTTTTCCGCTATCCTCATACCCTAGCCAGCGATATTACCCTGCAACGGCTCGGCACTGACCTTTACAATAACCTGGGCGGTATTCTCCTGGCTCGGGACGAGTTGGCCGGCTGGGTCAAGAGCTTTAATGAGTTTAAGAGTGGCAAGGGGTCTGACCGGGAAAACTACTTGAGCCTTTGGACACCAGCGCCCACCCCAATCCACCGCCAAAACGCCGACGACATTCTCATCGAGCACCCTATTCTCTCGATAACTGGCACTATCCACCCCGACCAGATGGCACTGCTGGGTGGTACTGACGGAATGCCGGGTCGGTTCTTGGTGAGCTACCTGGATGACCGTGTGGCCCCGATGTCTGATTGGTCAGACGTCCACGCTGGTAGGGATGATTGGGCGGCATTATTGGCTCATTTAATGAGTAGAGATGAGGTTGGGCGGGAAATTGCCAACGAACAGACCGAGTATTTTGTACGCAGAGAAGACCCTGCCTTCCGGCAATTTTATGATTTTCAGGCCAAGGTTCACGCTGCCAAAGCTGCCAGTGAGAGCCAGACGATGACCGAGTATTACGGCAAAATGCAGGCTCACGTTGTTCGGTTTGCGCTTATCTTGCACGTTTGTGAGCAACCGACCCGGCGGTTTATCTCGGAAGACGAGATGGAACGAGCTATCACGCTCTATCGCTACTTTGCTCAGGAAGCGCTCAACAACCAAACTCCCGAAGCCGACCCGACCATTCCTGCCTATGCCAAACCTCTCGATGATAAGATTGACCAGGCGGCTCGCTGGCTCAAAAACCATCCGGAGGTCACCTGGTCTAAAATCCAGAAGAATAAGTTGTTCGGATGTCGAACCGGCAAGGGGTTCGCTGATTTTCACGACCGCTTTGAAGCTCTTTACCCGAACCAAGTTGAATTAGGAGGACTACGACATTGACCGATTTATCTGTCCTTTCGCTTATCCAGGTGCAACATTGAAAGACTACCAACTGACGCCGAAAGCGCCAACAGTCCCACCCCTGCTCTACCAGCAATTTCTCTACGGTCAGTCGTCTAAGGAAGAGCCAGAAATTCATAGCCGTGACCACGACTGGGGCTGGCAGCTTCGACCGAATTGTCCGGAGTGTGTCCACGCAGCCAAGCAGCAAAAGCTCAGTGAAGCGTTCGACCAGAAAGTGTTGGAAGAAGTAAAAATGTTGCCTGCCGATTTGGATGACCAGCGGGCACTAGAGCGACTCGACGAGGCCAGAGCAAGAACAGTACGGCGGATGAATGCTCGACTGAAGCGTTATCAGAAGAAGGTCGAGCCGGCTCGGTCGGCGTACATCTATGTGGCGGATGATAATGAAATCTAGCAAGCTGGCGACTTTGCCACCAGTTCAGGCTCCGGCTTTGTCGCACACCTTGATGCCGATGCCATCCACCATCGCTTTGCCTGGGCCTAGTCCATTTTCCGGCTATCTCGTGCCCCGGGGCACTCTGACTGCCACTCAACGGTTGGCTCGGCGTGAACAAATCCAAGCTCACGACAGCCATTACGACTTCACGGCCAACAAAGCGTGTCTGCTCTGCCGGGACGAACTCAAAAAAGACCAGCTTGACCGGCTCAATGCCACCTTCGACCGGAAGGTGCAGGAAGAGTGGGACAGCCTGGAAAACCTCAACTCTATCCGCGAGAGTTTGTGGTTCGATTACTGCTCATACCAGGACAGGTTTGCGCTGTACAAGAAAATGGAGGCTGCCTGGAAGAAGAAGCAGGAGAAAATCCGGGCGGACTTCATCTACTTGGCTGACCCTGATGAGGTATAGCGATGGTACGGCTCACACCTCGGCACCGGATGGCCATTCACGCTCGGATGATAGAAATCCTTAATAGCCGAGACACCGGGACCGGCCTACCCACCCCTGATATGATGTTCAGGTTCGAGCAGTATCGCAAGGCGATGGAACTCGGAATGATGTCAGTGGATGAAATCCCCCAGCTCGAAGGTTTAGACCCGTTCAACAACCGAGAATTCGAGCTCAACAAACTGTTCGATGAAAAGGTAGCTGCCGAGATTGAGGAAGACCCGGAGATGGTCGAAAGCCGGGACATCGAAGCTCGGGCTGGAACTATCGTGATTGACCAGAAAAACTTTCGGGAGCATCGTCGCCGGGTGCTCACCGAGGAGAAAGAAAAGCATCGAGCCGACTTCGTGTACGTGGTGGACGACACCGAAATCTGAATACGATGTAACAATCCCGTCTTGGGTGTTGCACTCCTGCCAGCTACCTGCGAATGTGAAACTCACCAACCGGAAATAACACCAGGAGCGACAATATGCGTACGGAGAATAAGCCAATCGGGCCGGATAGAGCCACCGTTCTCGAAGAGGATAAGTGGTACACCTTTGAACTCACCAATCTGGTTGGCCCGGACAATCTCCCACCTCCCGGTTTGGACAAAGACGGCAAGCAGATGAAGGCGCAAACCCACTTCTCCTTCAAGTTGCTGAACAACGCAGTTGATGAAGACGGCGAGCCTATTGACCTTGGCACCTTCCTGGTTCGGGCTTCCAACACCTTCTACTCGCGGAGCAACTCGACCACTCCCTCGATGTTCCGTCAAATTCTCAATGCTCTGGTTGGTGCCGACGAGAAAGCCGAGCCCCAGTATTTCGATGATGAAACCGGTGAGGTGGGCTATGTCGAGCAAAGTCTGTTCGTGAAGCTCGGAACCCGCATTAAGGCGAGAGGGGCCTTTGTAGAGCGTCCTGACGGCACTACGGGCTATCAGCTCGCTGCCCGTCTCCACGGCCTGACATTCCAGGCCGCCGTCCAGCCGAAATCTGTGACCGGGAAAACCGCTGAACGGCCAGCCCCCGGATTGGTTGGCCGCAAGGTCAGCCGTGAGGAAGGCGGTTTTCCGGCAGAGAATTCAGTCCCCCGGGTCAGCGACGTTGACCCCGACGATATCCCTTTCTGATATGACGACTATAACTAAAGGAGACAACTGGTGACTACTAAGAATACCGCTGAACTTAAGTCTAAGGCCGAAGGCGAGCTAGTCGCCCTAGTCGCCCTTGAGGCTCTGGTTAATAAGGCGTGTCTGGTTAATAAGGCGTGTGAAGGTTATGCCAAGGGGCTACTTCGCTACTACGTCGTATTTGAGGGCGTAACTCAGGATGACGCCATTCCAGCCTTTCAACGCTTCAACGACGCGGTGATTGCCGCTGATGAAGTGTACATCGAGGAGTTGAAAGCTCTTGCAAATAAGGCAGTCGATACTCCCAAATCTCAGTATGAGGCCAGCCGTAAAACCTTTGAAGAAGTGGGTGAAATGGTTATCAACTCGCTGACACCCGAAGAGAAGGAACAAGTCGGTGATACCACACCCAAGCTGGTGGGCGAGATAACCATTGACACGGCGCAAAGGAACGTCCAGGAAGCCTCAGTAAATGCTGCCGCTGCTGCGAAGGAATACGCGCTAACGACGGCATCCGTCATTGACTTTTTGGAAATCGCTCCTCGCGAGCAAATTTCCGAGGCCATTGAAAATTACAAAGAAAGGACTTCCGAGAACAGCCGACTGTTCATTCAAGAACTGGGCTGGGAAGGCAGCATTAGCCATACCAACGAGGAAGGAGAAACTGTATGAGAAAGAAGCTCGCCATCTTGTTATTGGTCATTGGTTCGATGTTTTCGGCGGGCGGTGTCACTGCCCACGCCGAAGTTCCAACCCCACCGTTCCATTGCTACCTGCACAACTATGAGGTGAACTGGGGTATCTTCATCTTCGGGCTCCACGCTACCTTCTGTATCAACGGTCGTACCGTGTATGCTACTGATGGCTGGTCGGATTGCACCCCTCAGTTTATCGGTCAGACCTGCAACTGGCGGGAGATGGCTGTCGTCTATACCGCCAATCACTCCGCTGTGAAGGTGACCGAGAACTATTTTTGCACCTACGCCTTCTTCATTCCTATTGACTACGCTGTCCAGATGACGGTGACTGCCACCGGACTGATTACCCTTGACTATGGCAAGGGGACTGGCTAATGGACCCCACCGCAGCTTTAGTAATTTACTTTTGCATTTTTCTTCTCGTGGCCTGGGGACTAGCCCTGCTGATTAGGAGGGCAATGCGATGAACGAACAGCTCCTCAAGGAGCAGGAGAAGGAACGGCGTTCTCAGCTATTCAGTGACACCCCGGGGATTAAGAAGAAGGTGAAGAGCACAGCCCGGATGACCGCCTTTGAGGCTGGTATGCGTGAAGCTGCCGCCGATGAAGCTGTTACTCGTAGCCAACGCGGTGAAGATGTTTAAGAAGAAACTCCCGGCTCCACCGCCGGCACCACCACCTGTCTTCCCACCAGCCGGACATCTCGATGACCCGCCAATGAACGAGGACAGCATCTATTGGGTGGCTGTCGCTTATACTACCGTCCGTGAACTGGAAGGCAAGTGGTCAGCGCCAGTGGTGATGCGCTTCAAAGATACTGGTTCTCCACACGGCATCTTCGTGTTGGAAATTTTGCGGGCCGTTGAGCCAAAAGGCTGGTGATGGGAAAGTTAAATCTTGCCGACGACGCTGTGATTGAAGTAGGAGCCCCAACCGGGGGCCCGGTATATCTAAATGTTAGACGCCCTGGTAGTGGTAACTATTACAGCGATGAATTCAAGCTAACTCCCGTTGAAGCCTACGCACTTGCCGCCGACCTGAACCGCGTGGCTGAGATTGCAGAGGGTCACAAAACCCAGCCGGTAGAAGCTACTCTGGTCAGTCAGCCGATTTTCTTCACCGTGACCGCCCCCAAGGGTAAGACGGCAGCCGAGATTGACGCGGTTTGTAAGAAGCTGAAAGAACAAGCCACCGGACGCCTGAACGCCGGCGAACAAGTAATGGTGCTTGGCCTGCCGGATGGCTGGAAAGCGGAGCGGATGTCGTGATTTTCGCCTTGATTTTTGCTATCGTAGTAGCCCTGGTTGTGCTGGGTATCATCGGCACGGCTCTCGTCCAGATTATCCGAGGCAAGATATAATGGCTGGTGTTCACTATGATGTCGAGGGTGGAACCGTTGAACTTCAAATTGTCGATTACCAGGTTGAGCTGTACGTTAAAGGAAACTTCGGCAATGCGTTTGTTTATTTGTCTGCCGACGAGGCCATAGATATGGCCGGTGTCCTGGCGGACAAGGCTCAGGGCATTAAGTTTTTGGCCAAACACAATGAACGATGAAGACTACAACGTCCCGGTTGTCAAGGTGTGGGTGATGAACCAGACCGGCGTTTTGCATCGGGTTGAAGACTGCGGGCAATACCGCCGCTCCTCCCAGACGATTGACGCTCAGATTATTCTTCACGCCGATGACGGAATGGGCCACGATGACATCTCTTTTGGCTGGGACGGTCAGAATATCCGCAAGCTGTGTCACAGTCGGACGTGTTGGCCGTCGTGATTTGGCTCATCATCGCCCTGCTCGCCCTGTGCTATCTGGAAGGCTATAACAACTATACCGATGAGCTGCTGGAAGCTGTGGCAACCGAAGCTGCGAAAAACCGTAAGCAGGTTGAACGCGGTGACCGCCAACGGGCGATGCTGCTCGGAACGCTTTGGCCAGTGCTTATCCTCATACAATTTTGGAATGGGCTGTGGAAGTAAATGACTGAGAAAGTAGTCGTTAAAGAAGCCCGTAAGGCCGTCCCGGGGGCTGCTCTGGATTGGCGTCGGAAATACCTGGCCTGGAAGCAGCACGTCACCGACAACGACCCGCTGGACGATGTACGCTGGGGCAACTTGCAGAAGGTGTGGGCCGCTCAGGCGCGTCTGGAAGCCCTGCTCGATGTCATCATCGGTTTGGACAATGAGCGCAAGTAAACAGAAGGGGACTTCGTTCGAGACGGCGGTGGTGAACTATATCAACGAGAGCGGTTATTTCAAGGCCCAACGGTTGGTGCTGGCCGGCTCAGCCGACCAAGGTGATATTGAATGCGGAAGCTGGATATTCGAGGCCAAGAACCGTAAGGGCTATCACCCGGGCGAAGCCATAGACGAGGCCAAGGTGGAGCTCCAACATCGGAAGTCACACGGCCCGGGATTGCCGACCCACTACGCGGCCATCATCAAGCGGGTTGGAAAGGGTGATGTCGCCCGGTCGTTTGTGGTTATGGAGCTGGAACAATTCGTCAATGAAATTATGCTGGAAATCCAATGACTGACCACGGGATTTTCCCTACCCTCAAGCAGATGATACACGACGCCGTGTTCACCAGAGGCCACGACGAAAGTATGCGGCTGTGGAAAAAGGCATACGCCTTCAAGGATGCTCACGGGGTCTCTCAGAGACAAATGGACGCTATGGTAAGCTGGGGATTGTGGGAGCTGCAAAAGAGCATCGCTGACGAAATGATGTACTACCACGAAACCCTGGGTCTCGCTCAGTGCCCGCGTGGCTGTGCCTGGTGTCACGACCCGGACACGGAGGACTGGCGAGCCGACGCCCGCGCTAAACTGCAACAGTGAGCGTTGTAGAGCGGCCTAGCCAGCATCAGATTGAGCAATGGCGGAAAGAGATTATTGACAGACGGCGTGAGAGCCTGGACGCCACCGCCTACGCCTTCGATGGCCTGACCTTCGACAGTGTGTTACCCGACGAACCAGTGGTGGTGGAAAAAGATGCCACCAGTTAAAGGAAGTGAAATCGTCCAACTGATGATTGAGCGATATAGAATTCTGCGAATGATGCGAGAGCTCGACAAAATATCCGACGCAGATTGGGGCTACTACCTCGGCCTGCTCAGAATAGTTGATATTAAATTGGAGGCAGCCGTGGAAAGTCATCCTGACTGGATAAAGAAATGAACGACCTTTCCTTTGCCGGACACCTGTTAGGTGAGTATGAAATCCAACGGAAGGCATTTAAGGCCGAGAAGTACAGCATCCAGGCAACTACGAATTTCAGCCTCCAACTGGCTGAATTGCAAGTCGTAGCTCTCATCAAAATTATTGAATTGTTGGAGAAGGCACCAGCGACCATCGTTAACAACCATCATAACGATATGGACGGAAATCGTGAGGTAAACGGCGTGTCCGCCCGGACAACCAGAAGGAGAAAGGTATGAGTTGGTCTATTCACATTTACGGGCATAACAGCGGTGAGGAATATGGAACTCCCGAGTTCAGGGAGCGTGAACAGGAGATTGCTGAAAAGGCTTTCGAGATGGACCTCGTTGGGTTGTTCAAGGAATATGGAGCTAGTTCTGCTGTCTTTGAGGGAAACTTCCGACGCAGTGACCTGGTGACCGGCGAAGGAGAGTGGAGGTGACTGACCCAACCGAAGCAGTCTATGTCCAGACCGTCCTGTTGGTCATTATGGGGCATATGCCTCAGCCAATGCCAATGGGCGTCTCAGCGGGCGTGGACGCCGTTAAAAAGGAACTAGAGGAAGCCTTCGAGGCTGGACGCTATGCCAAGTTCACTTCACCGTCCAACGGTGGCACCGTTCCCCAGCATCCGGTCGCCGTCAATCCAAACTGTATTATCGCTTTTTTCGAGCAGGAAGTCACCGGGCCCAAGCCGGCCAGCCGTATTGTGGTTCCCCGGCCTAACTAATGCGCTGGGATATGGAGGTTACCGAAGGGTGCTTCTGGCTCTGCCTTTACATCGCCATCGGCCTCAGTCTCATAGTAATGGGTGTCGTCTTCTGGGAAGCTGCAATCGGCTAATTAAACAGAAAAGGCCAGGGCTCTCACCCTGACCTTTTGCTGGCCTGCCTAACTCCTTACGCTACTTGACAGTATAGCAGCCGGTAAGCTGACCGGAAATAATGTTGAGAGCGATGGTGCTGCCCGGGGTCATTGCCGGGAATGACCCGCTGACCACTGCAAGTGTCTGGCCGGTACAAGCGGTGACCGTAAAGGTACGAGTGATGGCCGGAAGGTCGCGGTTGCCCGTGTTGGTGACCGGCACGTTGAGGACATAGAACGGGCCAGCCGTTCCATAGGTGATTTGGCCGACCGTTGAGGATACTACGCTGGGGCCAGGGACACTGACCAGCAGACGGACGGCGGCCTGAGAAACCGTGCAGAAGCCAAACTCACCTTGTCCGGACGGACACTGCTTAGCTCCCTGAACCAGCAAGAAGGTGTTGTAGTCAGCCACGGCTGCCGTCAGCGGCTCGCTGACTGTAAAGGTCACTTGCTGATAGCTGAGTGCCGGAATGGTCAGCAAAAGGTCTCCATTCGGCTCTGAAACGGCCAGTGGGTCAGAAAGACTAGTCCAGGCCGTCGAGCCCGTCTTAGGCGTTCCTGTGGCCGCTGCGGTGATACCTGCGCCGGGTGTGGAAATTCCATTCACGGCTGCGACCAAGAAGGTCTCGGTATCGGTATTGGGGTTGTACGCCTGGATACTGTCCGTCTGGACAGAGCCAGGGGTCAGCGTCCAGTTGAAATATCCACCCGGTTGAGGCGTGGTGGTCTTGATACCTGCCCCTCCGGTACTGGCGAAAGCGGTACTGGCACCTGCCAGCAGGGCAACGGCGGCGATAGCTACGGCGGCGAGACGCTTCATTGTTTCTCCTTGGGTCGGTTAATGACTTCAACCTACCATAGCCTTTACCAGCACACAACCGCCAAAATGGCTATACTGGCCTGTATGGGTGCTTACGGGTTTGCACGACCCTGCCTCGATTGTAGTCGTCTGACCAGGAACGGGAGCCGCTGTGAACGCCATCAGCGGGATTTAGAACGCCGGATAGAGGAAGCCCGGGGGCCTCGACCGTGGTATAAAGGCTCCTGGCCGTCTCTGGCCAAGAACCAGGTGATGAACAGCCCGGTGTGCGCTCATTGTGGGACTGCCGGCTCGCCAGATAACAAACTGACTGCCGACCATATTTTGCCGCGCAGCCTTGAACTAGGGGTGCAGACGCTCTGTACCCGATGCCAAAATCGGAAAGCGGGAGCAGCTCGTGGGAATTCCAGTATTTGACCCTTTTAGGGATGAGCGACGAGAGCGATATGATAAAGAAATGACCGGACTAATTCCCGTAGAGCGGGTAACCTCCGACGCGGTTTGCCAGATGTGCGGACTGGGGAACGGTGTCCGCATCGGTGTTTTGCCACCTAACCGATTGGTGCTGGAATGTTCGGCTTGCTACCGAAGATGGTTTCCGTGGTAAAACAACGCCCGGGTGATTTTAGCCACTGTAAAGATTGCGGCCTGCCGTTCGTCTGGCTCATCAACTTTCAGGGTAAAATTCGCCGGATAGATGATGAAGAGCTGTCCGGAGGGACAATCGAGCTGATAGGGGACGAAGAATTTTTTGACCGAGGGAGAGGCCACCCGGCCCTCATCGGAGCCCGCTACCACTACCAAGTCTGCCTTAAGCCAAATGGTGATAAATCGTGACAATCATTGGACTTTACAGGCGACTTTACGGAGTAGAGTAAAGCCGTGTTGCGGTGCTCTCGATGTAAGCAGGATAAGCCGGAGAACGCCTTTGCTCTCTGTACTCGAACCAGGCGAGGCCGGCAGTCCTTTTGCCGGGTTTGTTCTAGCCAAGAACATCGAAATTGGAGTCACGACCATCCAGAACAAGCCGGTGTCACCAACCGTCGAGGCAATGCCATCAAAAGTGGTATGGATTTTTCGGAGGAACTTTACCAACTCCTCCTTAAGTTTCAAGACGGCAAGTGTGCTATCTGCCATAAACGGCCTCGCGTACTGCAACGTGACCACGACCACCTCACCAATGAGCCGAGGGGACTTTTGTGCCGGGCTTGCAATCAGCAGCTTCTTTCCGGAGCTCAGGATAGTATCGAAAGGCTCGAAGCAGCAATCGCATATTTGCGGTTTACCGCCGTCCAGCAGTTAAAAGAGAAAGAGGCCCTTTCGAGCCTCTAACCGGGTTAGACCCGGCTTCCTTACTCCCCTCGGCCAGTATGCCCGGATGAATTATTCGAGAGGGAATTCTTCCGCTCTCGGCTTTACCCGACCACACGGTTTGCAAGATAACCCTACTCTGCCGACCCGGGCCTGCCCTACCAAGCTTATGAATTAGCCACGTTGAGCGGTGAGGTCACCGCTGCCGGTGTCACCGCTACTGCGGCTACCCCGGTGATAGCGTTGTTGGCGCTGTCAATCAGTTTGGAGCCAAGCAAGAACAGTCCGGAAACCAAGGCGGTGAGCCCGGTAATCTGAACTGTGGTTACGTGTCCACCAAACTCGTCAATAACTTGGGCGACCAGGGTGGCTGCACCTGACACTCCCAAGGCTACGGCTGAGCCGACAGCAAGAAAGTGGTGAGCTTGTTCCTTCAAATTGGCTAGGTTCATTGGTTACCTCCGCTGGACGATAAATATGATGAGTACAATTATAGCCAGGATAACCAGCACGAGAATTGCAAAGGACGGAACTGCGACATCTGCAACCATTATACCACCTGCGCGAAATAGGCAGAAACCGCTGCCATTGCCGGTCGAGCCGTCCAGGCTCCGGGCGAACCGCTGGTCAATCTCGACCACTGGTCTGTCTGGCCTTGTTCCCCGACACCACACCAGTTGTTTAGGCCAACAATGACATTTGCGTACTCAGCGCCTAAGAACGGCAACACTGCCTCGTAAACAGCAGCCTGCGCTGCATCGCTCAAATCTGAGTGGATGATGCCAAACTCGCCAATCGAGATTTGTGCGCCCGGAAAACCCGCGAGCACAAGCTTGAGGAATGTGTCCCACGCCTCAATGCAGTTCTCCGGTGTTGGTGCTGAGCTCTCCGGATATGGGTCGCAGGTGATAATGCCGTCGTTGGCCTGAACTGTGGCCTCGTACAGCACCTTCGGATGGGTCGCGAAAAAGCCGTTCGTACTACGCCGATTGACAATCACCGTGTCACCAAATACTTGCCGACCGATTGCTGTAATCTGCTGGATGAACAGATTGTATGCGGTAATGATGTTCGCCTTAGCTGGATTGTATGTCCAGTCATTGCCCTGCTTTTTGAACCACATCCCATTCTCGGGCTCGGGGCATCCGTCAATAATGTCACCATCGGCAAAAACCTTTTCGTTTGCCGTCAGCCACGCCTGGTACTGAGTAGCATAATCAGCAGGGTTCATTCCAGCCGCACTTTCCCAGGCGGCGAAGTGGGAGCGGTGATACACCTTCAGACCAGCCGCGTGAACTGCGTTCATCCACTCAGTCATATAGGCCAAGTCATCAAACGGAGTTTCGACTGCGATGTACTTACAACCTGACTGCGCCAAGACTTGTACAGCCTGAGAAATTTGCGCTGGCGTATCAGGTGTAGAAACCTTGTCCATACTTCGCTTCATTGAGCTGCACGATGAAACGAATGGAGTGGCAGCCACCGCAATCATAGGTTAGACCTGTCGCCGTACACCATCAGGCCATACCGCAGTAGAGCGTGTGGTGTTGTCTGTTTGGGCTGCGTCAATGGCTCGGTCGTGGACTTCCTGAGAAGACAGTTCGGCCACCTCCTCGACTTCCTCTTCGGTCAGCTCATCGCCGTCGAAGTATTTGCCGCCGTATTCATCAACGGCATCGGTGCTGGTGACGTGCGAGCGGCCAGTTGCAACATCGGCTGGAACCGGATTGCCAGTGGCCTCTCCACCAAACGGCTGGGAGCGTTCGGCTGGTGCAATGTCGTGAACCTCATCGCCGCCGAAGCTGTCCACACTATTGCGTCCGTCCTCATAGGCGGTTGGTGCGGTATCCACCGAACCCTTGTAAGCATTTGCGTCTTCGACATCGCTCCAATCGGCGTCGGTAGTTTCAACGGTCATTGTGTTTCTCCTGAATTGTCGGTTGTTGGGCTTTCCACTGGCACCGTAGATACGGCATCACCTCCTCCGGGCAGGCCATAGTCGGGGGCTGTTAGAACGGCAGTAGATGAGCCAGTCACGATGGCCGGTTCCGGAACCGTTGAGGGTGCTGGCCCTTCGACTGCCGTTGAGGCTGGGGCAACCGGAGGAGTGACGGCCTCAACCGCCAAGTCAGGAACGCTGGTTGTTCCAGCCTCCGGTTCACCGCCTGTTCCTGGCGTAACCCCCACTGGACTAGCCGCAAAGTAGCTCTCAACTTCTTTGGCAACGGTCTGTGCGACCCGGCTCTCGAATGTGTCCACCCGGGCAACCACTGTCCGTAGGGACGGCAGAAGCCCAATCAACTCACGAACAGCGTCCCTGACGCTTTCCTCTTCGGTTTCCAGAAAATCAGCCATAGATTTATCCTACTACACCGTTTGGCCTACCGAGCACATAGTTGGCGTTTATCCAGACCAGATGGTTAATTCGGAACCAGAGCTTCGATGCTCCTGGCGTGGCTGGGTTGCGAGCCCAGGCGTTGCAGTGTACGCGGTTATAGTGGTTGAGGGGAGCGCCGGCCACCGGGAAGTTCACCCCCGGGCCATAGTGGATACGGATGCCGTCGGCAATCGCCGTCACGGTGAACTCTGGACAGCCGTGGATGGCTGAAAAAGGTGGCAAGTCATTTCGCTCCGGCGGGCTCGGCCTGGTAACCAACGGCGTGGGCTCTGGAACGGGCTCAGACGGCTTGGGCTGAACCACCAGGGTTCCACAGCTTACTTCGATAGTAATGCCCGCGTAGGCTTTCTCATAGGCTCCCCAGTCCTTATCACCTTCCAGCACCAAACCACCCAGCGGGTTCATAATGGTCATCCCCTGTCCGGAGGGACATTTATTGGTCTGGACGGCTTTGATGCCATAGTCGTCGAAGCACTTGATAACACCCACGGCGGTAGTCCCCTCGGTGGTTCCGTCCTCCTGATGCTCTACGTTCAGGATATTGTCGGTCACCCCGAAATCTCGCAGGATGCTTTCTGAGCAGCTTTCACCGCAATCAGCGTGAGGATAGTGACCGCCATCAGCCAACTGGTTGATGGCTACCGGATGGGGATTGTCCGTAAGGACAACGAAGTGATAATCGTTACCTGCCGTATCGGGCTGGCCGTAGCCGTTGCTGTGAATGCGGACTATGTAGTGGGAGAACTTGCTATACATCTCGTTAATTATACCTTTATTTCGCCTTCCGCTGAGCGAGTGCCTTGTCCTCGAAGTCTTCCTTGCTCTCTGCGTCCAACTCGGCGGCTTGCGCAGCCTTCAGGGCGGCCTTGTCGCCTGGCTTCAAATCGGATATTTCTCTAGCTAGGGTGGCGTACCGTCTCAGTTGCCGGGTAACCATATCGTTGGTTTGCTTATGAACAATATCCAGTGTCTTACCGTTCTCTTCGCTCTGCGTCTTGATGGTTGCGAGCAACGCATTGCTCTCCACCGCCGCCTGTACCAGCCTGACGGCTGCGGAAGCAGCATCAGCAGCGGCTTGACTGGCTGCTCGCTTCGCTTCAGTAGCAGCCAGTAGCGCCTGAGTGGCCGTTTCTGCTTGGTCTTGGGCAACTTTGACCACCAGCTTTGCTGCTCGTCTATTCGCTCTCATTGTGATGATGGCTGCTCCAATCGTAGCGCCAGCGGTGATAACTCCAACCAGCACCAAAACAGCCAGCTCCGTCTGCGAGGTGTTGTTGGTAACATTCGTTACAGCGAGTAAGGCTAGCATTAGACCGGCCCCTTGTCTTCAACCTCGAAGCAGCCACCGGAATAGAAGGTCACCGTATCGGCGGCGTTCGACCAGCACTGCAATGTGTACTGGTACAAGCCAGCCGGCTGGTTGCTGTCAATGGTGAAACCGCTGCTCGTGTGGAAGGTGTTAATAGCTGTCGCATTCTCCCAAAAAGTTCCGGAAATCACCGCACCGTTGCGGAAGATATAAAACTCTGGCACTGAGACAGTCGAACTTTCAAACGAGGTAGAGAACGAAATCTTCAGGTTACGTCCACCCGGGTTCCAAACGTTGATGGTCATACCAGGAACGGTTGTCCCCGGCGTGGCCGTAGCTGTCACCGTCCCGGCTGTACCAATCCTGAAGCCTTGCATCTGGACGCAGCGTTGTGGCGTGAAGGCATACACGTCCGGGTTGCCGGCTCCGGCAATCCCGTTGATGTTGGCAGTCACAATTCCGGTAGCTCCGGTTGGCACATAAATGTGAGCGAGTGGAATGGCATTGGCTGGCAGAAGTGGCAGGGCAGGACTGGCCGCTGTTGCACCAGTAGCACACGCCATAACTGGAAGGTTGGCGGCTTCACCGTAATAGACATCCTGCACGGCTGCATAGATAATTCCCATATAGGGCTGAGTGCTCGGTGAACCGGACTGCGGGCCAGGGATAGCTACTGCAACGGTGGCATCGTTAAAGATTTCGTAGTTGCCTCGCGCTCGAATATCGCCTACCGACACCTCGGTTGCCGGGACAATCGCCAACCCGCTTGCAATGTTCACGTACATTGTGGTGCCACCGCCTACTTGACTTGCCGCAAAATCGGCTGAGCCATAGACGCCGGTTCGCCCCGCACTTGCAACAGTAAGGAATTGCCGGACGGTTTCCGGTTCAGCCGTGTCGGCTCGCAGCAGAGGTCCGTAGCTTCCGGTATGTAAACTCACACTTCGAGCTTAGCACGTCTTCTAGCCCCACCGCTTTTTCTGCCTATCCGCTTAATATTGTAAATCACGGCTAACTCTTGCGCCTACGCGAGGCAGTCACCGCTTTCAGCTTCTCGACCTTCTTGATTTTCTCGACCCGGTGGGTCTTGGCTACCGGCTTGGCGTGTTCAATTTTCTTGACCTTCTCAATTTTCCGTCCACCGCCTGATGTTGCAGGCTTAGACTTTTTGCCGAGTTTGGCTACCTTCTCAATCTTCCGACCGGTTTCAATGCCAGCCATTATTGGCCAACTCCCGCGTTATAGAACGGGCCAACATATTCAACCGTAAGATTGGTGGTGTGCTGGCCACCAGCGGATACGGTTAGTCCGGTCAAACTGGTAACAAAAATGGTGTCCAAGTACCTAGCCTTGATTAAGCCGCCTCCATTTGCAGTTGCTCCCGCACTGGCAAACGAAGCATTTTGAATATCCTCTATAACCCCACCACTGACGTTACCGTGACACAGAGTAATAAAACCTGGATAGGACGAGGCGGTAGCCTGAACGCTAAAGTTTACCCGATAGTATCCGTCCACTGGACATCTATACCAACCGTCAAAATAACCATTGAAGTCGTTGTCAGGGTCGTAGGCTACGTGGTCGTAGATTATCTTGCCGCTAGCAGCCACAGCACCGCTAGCGGCTCGATATGCCTTGGCTCGGAAGGGATTGCCGAGAACACTCATCCTCGTATCGGTTAGGTCTGCTGCGACAATAGTTGTGGCTCCATTCGGCACAGCAATAAGAGCCAGGGGAATACCGCCAATCGCGTTCGGTTTCGCGGTGTAAAAATCATAGGTGAAGTAGGTCTCAATAAAGAGATTACCATTGGGGATAGTATTGTTGGAACACGGAATGAGATAGAACCCTGATTGAAAATCTTGTGACGGCGTAGCCGTATTCATAAACTGAGCGTCAAAAGCAACCAGAGTAAGCCAGTAGTACACGGTACTACCGGTAGCATTGGGAGGGATAGGAACAACAACGGGGTTGGCGTCATTGAGGAAAGTGTAATAGCCAGCAGCAAGTGGTATCCAACCGCCCAAGGTGTAGTCGGGATTAAACGTCGTCCACTGGTCGGAAGGAACATTATCATTCCACCCTTGAACAAAGGCCATTCCAGGGAATATATTGACGCCCAAACTAAGAGGATATGTTGGCTGAACCAAAAAATCGGTCGAGCCGACGACACCTCCGTAACTATATGTTCCCGCGTTTATCTGTCCCTCCACCACCGAATACGGTGATAGTGCCTGGACAATCTGCCGGATGACCTCGGCCTCGATAGGCCACTGGCGAAGGGGGCCGGCTGCTGGTGGTGTGTGTAATGCCATTCTTTTATCCTGGTAGGGTGAAGATGTAGATGGAACCGCCGTCAAGTTGCAGACGGTCGGGGTAGTAGCCGGGCGGCCCCTGGGGGCCGTCCATATTATAGCCCATCCAGCCCTGGTACGTGCCCGCAGGCAAGGTGCAGGTAACGATGCCGAAGATGTTGTTCTCCACATCTGAGCCTGGGGAGAGGTTATAGCCTGCTGAACTATACGCGGCTGCCCGGTACATCTGTGTGTTGTTGAGCCCGGTCACCGGCTGGATGCTGCCTACCTGAAGGTAGGGGTCACCGTCAGCATCGAGATAGCTCACCGAATTGGCCAGGTCTGACCCTATCCCGTAGTCAATATCCTGAACCACAGCTCCAATCAGATACGCACCATAGCAGTTGCAGCCAACCGGGCCAACTCCGTGGTTGGTGGCAGCGTCATTGAAGACGAATGGATTGAGGACGGAGAAAAAAGCGATGAGCGGCTGGGGTCGAAGGAAGGTAAACGGTGGAGTGTACATTCCCTGCTGGACTTGACCAGCCACCAGGATGTCTGACATCAACGGGGCGAACCCGCCGACGCCGAGAGATGGCGTGACTTCCAGGTTGATATACGGGGCCGACATTCCATCGGTGTTCCCGTAAGCCACCAGGTTGAGGCTGGGTGGATAGCTTTCGACTATCTTCAACCGGGCATCGAGCGATGCCAGGGTTGCATTCGTATCAGGCTGTTGAATTGTGGTAGCCATTAGACGTAAGCCAGTATAGGCCCCAGCGTTAGGACTGTGAGCTCTGGTGAGCTATCTGTTGCAGCCGTAGTGTCATAAGCGTTAATGCGCTGAGCGAGCTGTGCTCCGCTGGGGAAGTAATCATCGTGGTCAACGTTGATGGTTATTTCGTCGCCGGTGTCGAGCCCGCTGGCGTAAAAGATAGACGAGAGGATTGTCGCCGTAAACAAGAATGGTGGTGAGCTGCCATAGGCTTGCGCGGTGCCGGTGGCAAAGGCATTGACATGGACCTGCGTGGTCAAGTTGGCATTGTTCACAATGAGCTGGCTGTCGAGGTAAGCCGCTGTTCCGGGAACATAAACGTGAGGGCTTTGCAGCAAAGTCTTTCCCGACCCAGCCCCAGTAACCATAACGTCGGTGGCAAAATTTGCAGTGCTTTTGGTTAAGCCGAAATCTGCCAGATTCCCGGGGAAATCCCAAGCTGTTACCTGAGACGACCAAGACTGTCCGCGACGCGGTGCCATCAGCCGGCAGATGACCGAAGGATTGCCGTCGCTATCGTAGAACGGGTCGAATGACCAATCAAAACCACCAGTACCGTAATCATCAACATTAATTGCTTCGGCTGCCTTTAATTGGTCGAGCTGGTTGTGCTGCTCGTAGTTATACCACACCGTCGAAAGCGGCGTACCTGCACCGATTGTCTGGAAAAACATACGCGGTTTGGTGTTGAGCTGTGCAGTAACCACGTTAAAGGCTGGCTGCAACACCATCAACTCGAACGCCACGCTGTCCATATTCGTGACCACCAACCCGCTATCGTAATACTGCGTCGCCAGGAAGCTACCGTATTCTCCTGCGGTGATATGCAGAACACCATCCGAAGCGGAATAAGAATGACCGTTCATCAAGCCGCACCAATCGAGAATACCGTCGCGAGCACAGTACACAGCTACCATTCCTGGTTCGACATAGTTGCTGGTCATCAGGTTCAGCTTCTTGACGTTCGGGTCTGATAAACTTATCGCTCCCTCTAATACCCCGTTGTCATTGAGGAAACGGGAGTGGTGCAGGTCAGAACACGGAGCTTCGGCCAGGACGTGGTTGTTCAGCGGGTCCACCAACATTACGGTGTGCTGGCCGCTCATATTACAACCACGCGTTTCGGAACGAGAAGCTAACGGATGCCGCTCCGTTGTCCGCTCCGCCGGTCAGTTGCAGGTTATTCACACCCGGAGATACCGACCACCACTTCGAGGTGACGTTATTCATATACTGGCGAGCGTTCACGCCGTTATACAGCACGGTCTTCTGATTGAAGTCGATAACCAGGGTCGAGCCAGCAGCCATTGTCATCGCGAAGTACACACCCTTTCCTTGGGTCAGATTGGCGAGGCCAGGATTGGAGAGCGGCGAGGTTGCCGTGAGGGTAGCTATGCCTCTGGTCTCGAAATTTCCGCTGTTGGTCGCGGTAAATTGGCCAGCCGGGTCGCCGTGTACCCAGTCCACCGGCCAAGTCCAGGGCCAGATACCACCACCGCCAGGGGCGTTTGCCGTTCCGTATTGGAGGTTACTATCGTAGATGCGCGGGTCGGTGCACCAGAAGTCAATCGAGCCGGTCTGGCTGATGTACTGGGTATAGCCCAAGTCCATAGGAATGTCGCGGCTAATCACCCGGGCATTACATTGACGGGGTGCAGCCATACCAGGAAAGAAAAACAGCAGCGGTATTTCGGTAGAGACCGATGGAATGGTGGCTGCGTTGATACTCTCGATGAGCGCCCGGAACGTGGCGTCGGTTCTGGTCGGGTCAGAGATTTCGATGTTCAGGACTAGCTCCCGGCCAGTCGTGTAATACGCACCTTCGTACTGGCCCCAGTCACGCTCCTTGTCCACATCGTTCTGATTGACAGCCGGGAGCGTGTCAAATCCAGTGGCCGAAATCACGTCTATGCTGGTGCCTTCACCCATCACGAGGGTTCCGTACTGGTACTGGTAATTGGCGATAGTCATTACGCCGTCCTCGTGCGAAGACGCTGGCCCTGAGCAATCGCCCGGCCAATCGCGTTTGGATTGGCGTTAGTTGTCACATACACGTTTATGACTGTACCACCCTTGGCAGCACTGCCACCGGTTAGAGCACTTGCAACACTCGACTGCTGAGCGGCGTTCATAATCACTTCGCCCGGTTCGACCGAAGCCAGCACCGAGCTAGAGCCGGAACCAGGCACCACACCACCAGACGAGAAGTTGGGGATTTGTGGGAAACCGAAGGTCTTACCACCGATGACCGGCACCCAGCCGGGGATAGACACCTTGATTTTGCCGAAGGTCTCGTTCCAGAGCTGAGCGATAAACCGGAACGGAGCCAAAAAGACGTTCTTGATAGCCGTAGCGATGTTACCAAACACGGTCGTCACGTTGGTAACCGCGCCAGAGAAGAAGCTCATCACTGTCGTCCAGGCACCCTGCAACCCACTGATAATCCCGGTGATGATGCCGATGGGGATTTTAATGGCGTCTCTGATTTTACCGAAGACAGTTCCTACCGCTCCAACCACTCCGCCCACAAACGAGATGACCCCGGAAATTGCCGTGGAAATCCCGCCGACGATAGCCTCGATGATGTTCACGGCCACCGTAACCACGCCCTTGATGATGTTGAATTCAACCGTGAAGATGGTTACCAGGATGCCAATGTAGATACGCACCGCCGTCACTACTCCGGAAATGATGGTGGAGATAACCCCGATGGTTGTGGCCACCACGTTGATGACGCCCTTGATGATGCCGAACCCGACTTTGAAGACGGTTACCAGGTCTCCAATGATAATTCCAATCGTCTGCCCGGCAATCTTGAAGATGGTACGGAAGGTGGATGCGTTCTTGTTGAAGAAACCCATCACATCGCTGACAGCAGTTGATACCCAACCGAGGAAGGTGGCAATGGCCGCCTGCACATAGGGGATAGCCTGGCCGGCGAACGCATTGAATTTGTCCTTGGCAATGTCCCACTCTACGCCCAGCGTGTGCGTTGCAGCAGCGGCAGCGCCGCCTACCTTTTTAGCCAGGGCATCGTGCAGAATAGTCAGGTTGTGAGCCCGAACCGCAGCGATGTTCAGGGTGGTGTTGGTCTTAGCTTCCTGCGCTTCCAGGTTGGCTTCAGCCGTAATTTCCTTCTGCTTGGCAGCCACCGCCTCTTTGCTGGCATCGCCGTACTTCTCACACGCCTTGGTATAGTCTTCCTGGGCCTCCGTGGCTTTGACGTTCAGAGCAGCCAGTTTGGTAACACCGGCGGCGATTGCTGCCGTAGATGGCACCAACTCCAAACCGATGATGTTCATATCCTTCAACCCCCGGGCGCTTCCCATCAGCCCTTTGGTCAAAGTGGTTGTGGCATCTGCCAGCGACATCCCCTTAGCGCGTGCCAAATCGTAAAGTTGTGGCAACTGAGCCATCGCTTGCTTCTGTGTCAATCCGGCAAGTGACATCGCGGCGAGAGAAGCGGTGGTCTGGTCTTGACTGAACCCGAGGTCGTCCCCGGCAGACTGCACCGCCTTCAACGATTTCATAAAGGCAGGAGTGACTTTCTCCCCGTTATCCTTCATTGAGTTGGTCAGTTGAATGGTGGCAGCCTGGGTTCGCTCGAACTCTTCAAACACGCCTTTGGCAACCAGGGCCAGAGAACCACCGACGGCAGCGGCTCCCAGCATGGCTGGGGACAAGCCAGTCAGCGAAGAAAGGAAGTTTCCGGCTCCTCCTGCCGCACCCTTGAGCCCTTTCTCGGCGTCCTCACCAACGTCTTTTTCGCCAGCTTTCAGGTCGCTCTCAGCTTTACTGAGTTTCTGGTTGGAGCTGACCAGGCCATCGTTGGCAATATCTCGCTTGACGGTGGCAGCTTCTACCCGAGTATTGGCGGCAGCCAGCTCGTCAGTAGTGGCAACGCCACTTTCATTCAGGGCGTCGAGTTTGGCTTGCTCTTCAGCCAGGGCTTCTTCGCTTTCACGCAGCTTGAGGTTAGCCGCTGTGACCCGGTTAGTTGCAGCGGTGACTTTGGTGCCGAGTTGGTCCTCGACCGTCTGGCTAAATGCCTTGACCTTGGCGGTTGCTTCGGCAGTGTTGGCATTTACGCCGAGGGAAATTACGCTGTCAGACATACCACCAGCTTACCGATTTCGGGTGGCTAGCCGGTCAATGCTTCCGCGATGCCCTGTATTTGGCCCATCTCTGCCTTGGTCTCATTCATAAACTCCACGAATACAGTCAGCCGCTCAAACGGCATTGCAGTAAAAACTGCTGGTGCAACGTGGTAAAACCGGGTTAGCTCTGCGAGCCCTCGCGATGTTTTCCTGTACGCTCTAGCCTCATTCCGCTTTTCGGCCTGGGCTTTGGGGCTAAAGGGGGCTTGGCCAGCAGCTTGCTCACGAAGAACTCTTCGATGTCCTCCATCTGAATGTCCGACATCTGCAACTTCTCGTTGCCCGGCTCGCGTCGTTTGAGCATCAGGGTGAGGGCCCGCTTGAACCGCCAGGTGAAATTCTTGCTTTCCACTTCGGCGTCAATCCCGTGACCAACCAAATCTTCCAGTTCTTCCAGGCGGTCAATGTTGAACCACTTGGCGTCAATGCCGAGAAGCTCGGCTATCTGTTCCCCACTCAGAGCTTTGACCCGGGCAATCTCTTCTTCGCTGACCTCTTCCACAGCTACTCCTTCATTGTCTCTATGGCTTCATCTATGGCTAAACGATACTGCTCCATTATAGCCTCGTGTTCATCCTCTAGTATTCTCCACGGGTATGCCGGCTTTGCAACAAGAGTCCCTGGATTGCCGCCGTACATACCGTGCGCCGGCCAGCCAAAGATGACTGGCTTGGCATAGATGACACCCTTACCGATATTAACCCGAGCTCGTGTTGCACTAGCAGTCGGATAGATGCTACCCTTCAATCTACCGGAGTGAACGTCGTTTTCGTTGTCAATACTTTTCTGGTCACCATCTCCGAACGGAGCGTGTGTTGCATCTTTGATTTCCACATTCAGCCGAGCAGCCACGCTGACACCAGCCTTGAATGTCGCCATCCGAAAACTCACACCGAGCTTCTCGGCCTTCTCTTTCAATGCGTCCATCCCCTCAACTTGGAAAGAGAAAATCGAGCCGCTGGTTCCTTCGCCTTTGGTAGTTCTACGGCTGGCCATAGGTTCAGTCTAGCGGTTACGCTCCGTTGTAGAAGCTGCCGTGAACATAGATGTTGCCGGTCAGTGCTCCGGTAAATACCGCAGTTACCACGCCGGCGCTTGTAACCGTCACCTCAGCAACAACTTGTGAGGCAGCGAGCTCGGCAGACCCGGCGAACACCTCACTGGCGGCAGGACGATAACCAGCAGGAAGGGTGAACATTGCGCTACCCGAAGCACCAGTATTAACCGCTACGCGAAAATCCACCCGACCATTGACATCCTTCCTAAATCCACTAACCGCGTACGCTCCACCAGCATCCGCATAAGAGTTGGTGAAACCCACTCCACCTGAAACATTTGTCCAGGTTGCGTCGCCGCCGTCCCAGGCAATGATACGCCACTTAGGAATGCTGTCCTGAATAAGAATGACCGACTGCCCGGGCTGCACAACGATGCTCGTGCCGAGGTCCACCCCGTTATGCCACAAGTGAGTGGTACTTGGAGCTGCCAAAGTTACTGAAACCGTAGCCCGGTTTAAGAATGTAAGAGGCACTCCGATGTTATAAGATGTAACAGCCGGCAGTGTCATAGTCTGACCAGCAGTAGAACCGGTTTGAACCCAACCCAACGTTGATGAGTTGAGCGTTCCGGTTGCTGAAGCTGCACTTTGGCCGATGTATAAATATCCCAGGAAGGTGGCGGCGTTGCTGGAAACGGCAACGCCGTTGATTTGCGCTACAGAAACCGTTTGCGGGTCTCCGCCGGTAATATCTCCGTTTGATTGACCCCAGCCATCTATAAAGTCCCAGTTGGTGCCGTCGTACACCACCATCATACTGCGATAACCCTTGATAGACTGAGTAGCTCCCGTAGAATTATTTTTGACAACGGCAGCAGCCGTAGCACCCTTGGCAATGGTGACGACAGCATTCCCGACATTAAGAATAATTTGAACCTGACCGGTTGCGGGTGCGGTTGGCATTGTCAACGTAAACGCAGCATTGGTTGTGATGTAAGAAATTTCCCAGGCGGCTGCGGTTGCAGTAGCATTTCGAGCTGTTAGGGTCCACGGCGCTGCGGTCGGCAGGTTGGTCAGTGCTGACCCGTTGAGGGCAGGAAGATGACCAGAGGCATCGAGTTGCACCAGTTCGCTGATACCGTTGAAAGCCCCGTTTGGAAAACGAGCAGTAGGAATAGTGCCGCTGGTGAGGTTACTGGCGTTGGCGGCTGCGGCCTCAGCGGTTACAATCGCTGCTGCGGCCAGGCCGGCTGCGTCGCTGGCAGCTTCGGCTGCACTGAGAGTTGCCGCATCGCCGGAGACACGGCTGGCCGCTTCAGCGGTAATCGCGGCTGCACGGGCAGCAATTTCTGTGTTGTCATTTGCCAAGCGGGTGGCTGCTTCGGACGTGATATTGCCGGCGTTGGCAGTTTCAGCAGCTCTCGCGGTAGCAGCCTCGGCAGTAATCGCACCAGCGTTCGTGGTATCAGCACTTGCCCGAGTTGCCGCTTCCGCCGTAGTAGCCGCAGCCAAGACGACTTCCTCGGCTTCCGCCCGGGCGGTCTCAGCAGCAGATAATCCGTGGGCGTCGTAGGAGCCAGTCAGGGAAACTGTACCGGTCAGACCATCAACCGATGTGACCGGAGCAGGGAACAGCAGTTCTACCCAGTTCCCCAGTGTGGACGCAGGCAAAGCCGACAGAATGAAGGTAGCCGAAATGTCCGGGCGGACACAAGTATCACCGACGTTTGCAGCCAAAGCCAACATCGCCGCCTGACTGGTTTCGGTGTAGGTGTCGTTGATGGTGACCGATGGCAATTCAGAAGATGGCACTTTGCCGGAGCCATCCAGACTTGGATAGCCGCCAGGCTGGTCTTTGTTGGCCGTCTTCTCGGCCAGGGCATCGCCGGATACTCGCGCAGTCGCCTCGGCGGTCACGGCGGCTGTCCGGGCGGTTACCTCGCTGGCAATGCCAGCGGCATTGGTGGCATCCCCAGCAGACCGAGCGGTTGTTTCAGTGGTGTCGTTGGCGGCCCGGGTGGTCGCCTCACCGCTGACAGCGGCTGTCCGGGCGGTTACCTCGCTGGCAATGCCAGCGGCATTGGTGGCATCCCCAGCAGACCGAGCGGTTGTTTCAGTGGTGTCGTTGGCGGCCCGGGTGGTCGCCTCACCGCTGACAGCGGCTGTCCGGGCGACGTTCTCGGCGGTCACCGCAGCCAGGGCCGTCGCCAAGGCCGTTGAGGCGGCATCTAAGGCATCGTACTCATCTGAGAGGGTAACCACGCCTGTACGCCCGTCCACGCTGTCCACGGCTCCCCCGCCGCCTCCGCCACCCCCCTGTCGCCAAGGCGGGTGTTGCCGAAACTCGAAGGTCGGAGAGGTTACCGCTGACCACGCTGGTAAAACCCCCAAGGACGGTCACACTTGCCAGGGCAAGCTGATTGACAGCCGGGGTGCCAGTGATGACATCCACCCTAGCCGCAAAGTTGAGCCCCCAACCGGCTGGGTCATAAACAGTAAGAACGACTTTGTAGGTGACATTGGAAGCCGAAGGAGGAATGTCCGCACGGACGGGAGCATCAAGAACAACCAAGTGACCAGTCAGGCCGTCTGGCCCGAGCACATAGGCAGCGCCATAGCTGACCTCGACAGACATATCGGGGGCAACTTGCGCCGAGACCAGAAAATCGCTAGCACCAATCAGGCCGGCAGACCCGAGATAACCAGTAATCACATCGCGGAGATGCTTGACCCGAACCTCACTGTTGGCGGTATCTTGCAACAGCAAACCGTCAGTCGTCAGAACGCCGAGACCATTACCGCCGCCAGCTAAAAGAGAGTGGCTCATAAGGCCAGCCTATCAGTTTCTCTAGGCTGGTGTGCAGGCTACGAATGGAGTAGCCGCGACGCGTTCGTCTGTAATCGTTCCTACCGTAACTGCTTCCGCCGCAACCAACACCTTTGCAAGTACGAGGCAGTCAGCAGGTGTCGCCGGTGCCACGCTGGTTCCGGCAGCCGCATTGGTGCCAGGAACAATGAGAAACTGGGAACGGATATTCTGACCGGCTCCGTACTGGTCATAGGTATTCAAACAAACGATGTCAGTACGGTCGTCCACCGTATCAGCAGCTCCAAACGGGCCAACCACAGCGGTCGTCTCATTGTGAACGAAATGCTTATAGTTGTCAGGGCCTAGCACATAGGCATAACCGGCTGCAACTTGAACCGACATCGAAGGCGGACTTGTTGCAGTTACCTTGAAATCTCCGGCATTGACGATACCGCTAGTCCCGATAACAGCGGTGAGCATTCGACGCTGAGCTCCCAAACCAGTGCTCGCTTCGTTCTCAGTGTCGCGTCCAACCAGAACGCCGTCGGTGGAGATGCTTGCTGTCATTTCAATTTCACCTTACCATATCTCGTTGGCTATTAAACCGCCGCGTCCGTAGTCGTGTACACGGCGGTCACAGCCAGGCTGTCTCCACCAGAAGTTCCCTCGACGGTGAACGGCAGGGTCATCTTCAAGAGCGATGGGCCGGTAACCTTGGGAGTTGGCGAACTCTCGAAGTAAGCGTTCATCGTGAGGGCCAGGCCGTAATAGGCCCCCACCGCCAGATGGAATGAGGATGTCCGATTTGAAGTTGGCTACCAGGGTGAAGTCAGCACTTTGCTGGTACAGCGCGTAAAGTCCAGTCACGTTATCGAAGTCGGCTCCAATCGAACCAGTCATCTCACGCCAGCCGTTTTCCAACGGCTGCTTCGGGGTAGATGCTCCACGCAACCGGAACCTGGCTGCGTCAAGCGTGTTGGCCGACTTCAGTGAGAAGTCCTCCAGGTCGTACTGTGTGCCACCAACTGTCACAAGAGCCTTATCGAACGAGAGCAAGATAGGCGATGGGTCCACGAAAGTAGCCAAGGCATCCGTGGTCTGCTCGTCCTGAGCAACCCAGTTGCACACCATCGTCACCAATTCACCTTCCTTGACGGCCAGCTCCCAGTCGTTGATACGGCAACCAACATAGGTAAATGGGTTGAGCACGCCATCCAGCGACGGCTTACCAATCTGAACCGTAGCGGAGACGGGCAAGTCGCCAGGGGTAAAGGTCTGTGTATAGACCGGGCCTGCACCAGTGATAGCAACACCGCCAAACATATGCTCCAAAAGCAAGCCTGCCTGAGTGCCGGCAAACTCGTGGTTGGTTGGGCCCGCTGCGCTGCGGCGGCCTGGAACACTCTTGTTCACATAGCGGTGGCCGGACAAACCCTTCGACTTGATACGCTCAATTTTGAGCTCCAACCCTTCACCCGTATAGTCGTAACAGCGGGTCGGAGTGACGGGAGTACCATAGATGGTTTCCGTCCCAATCATCATCTGGCTGAAGTTACCAGCAGGGCTGCTCATAAATTCAGCCTACCAGAGCCGAAAGGCTAGCGAGCATTTCTACCACAGTCGAGCCGTGACCTCAATTTGGGCAGTCAGCAACACACCGATACCACTCGTATTCTCATCTCGATAAGGTCGGCTATTGGCCGACTTGATATACGCCTTCCACACTGAGGTCTTGGGGACTTCCTCGGTGCCTGCCTGCTGGCCCTGGGTTGGGTTATCCGACAGAATGTTATCCAGTTCACCCAGCCCACTCATCGCCAAGTCCTCACTCTGCGACAAAAATTGCGTACCAAGTGCAACATCGAAGAACATCTCGACAATGTAAACCTCTTGACGCTTGACCCGTGGCCCACCCCACGGCGCGAATTCATTGTTCCCAAGTGGTCTTGCCGAAATACATTGACGGACTAGAGTTGGTGTCACCAGGGTAGCCGTCAGCAATCAACCAGTTGGAGAGGTTCGTGTCGGCTTGCAAGCTCGCTAGAATAGCAGCCTTCCAAGCTGGTGCGGTAGAAGTGATTACGCCGGGCATCAGGCGAACGCTGGCAGTCTGATGCCACGCCTCCGGAGGACTGCATCAACTTCAGGAAGCCCAGTAGGCTTGTCCCAATCTACTGCCTGGGCGATGCGGAATGTTCCCTGCTCATTTGTTAAACTCGTCGCACGGTCAGAGACACGGCTGTTGGTCTGCAACACCAAGTAGCGTGCGTAACGCTTGCAGGCCAAAATCAAATCACTTGGCATCACCGTCTGGCCGTAGGTGTACTCGATAACCACGTTCTGAATTCCTCTGATGAAGGCCGGAGTTTGCAACTGCCCATAGATTTCTCCGTCAGGGTATAAATCGAATTGCGTCGAGTACGGAACTTTCACTGTTGCACCAACCAAACCGACACCTTGCAATCCACCAGTCACGCCGGTCAAACCAAACGGGTCAATTTGCAAACCCTGGTAGTTCAGCCGGCCCTCGATGCCATCAACATAGATGGGCGAGTTGATGGGCCATTGTGCTTGCGGGTTGAGCGACAGCGTGGAGGTCACATACATCACTGGGTCGCCAATGTTGTATTGGGCGGCGAGCGTGGTAATTGGCTGCGGGGCAGGCCCCATCTCCTGCGTTTCGATGTCAGCAAACCAAATCGCCAGGATTTCCTGCGGGTATGTGTTGTAGAGTTGCAGTCGCTTTTGAGGAAGGTAGTCCACCACATCTTTGACAGCAGATGCGTCGGCATTTCGTAAGCGAGGGTCGCCATCCAATACGTCGCGAGCGTACTTTGTCGTGTATGCACCGCACACCTCCTCCACCAAAACTTCAGCTTCGTCGCGCTTCTCCATAAGCATCGAAGTGGGATACACGGTTAAAGCGTTTGGATTGGAACTAACGTTGATACCATCCATCGCCCGCAAATCCGAAATCTCGATGTAGTGGTTGCGGATAACACTGAGGTACTGGCGAACCACGCAGGGCTCGCTGTTCATATTGTAACGCCACTTGACTTCGCCCTCGGCCACATTCTTCTGGGCGGGAATGACTATCGTGTACACACCAGCACTCTGTCGTGTTGCAGACGCCTGAGCGAAAATCTGTGAACCGTTGACGTGGATGATTTCGCAAGTGACCGCACCAACATAGGTATCCGGGTCAGTGCCAGTTGGGTCAGGGTCGGATACTTCCTCAGCATCCTGCTGGTATATGGTGAGCGTCAAGGTGAACGGGCTCTCCGTGGTAACCCTGCGAACTAAAGCGGCCATACGCCCATCATACTTGTTTCACTTGCCTGAGCAGATGGCAAAAGTAAAGCCCGGAAGGGAGCGACACCTTCCGGGCTTTCCAACTAGAAGTTTGTACGATGTTAGGCGGCGTTTACGAGGCCAGCCAGGGCGTACTGGTCGGTCACTGTTGCATCCATACGGGTGAACAGAATGAACCCGATTTCGCCGGCCTCTGCGTAGCGCTCTTCGAGACGCAAGAGGGCAGTTGAGTTGCTGACAGTTCTAATCAGGAAGCCTGCCTCGAAATCTCCAAAAATTCCCCACTGCGCTCCGCCGTGTGCGGACACGGAGCCTAGGTCGTTGTTGATTACGATTGGGTGGCCCAGTAGCATATCGGTTCCACCAGGCGATGCGCCTGGGAAATTCCTTGGTGCAGAACCAACCGAGTAGTTACCGAACGACCCTGCGGGCTGGAACAGTGGGCGGTTGTTTGCATCAACCAGTCCTTCAATTTCCTGCAACGCAGCATCCGAGAACATCCACACCGCGTTCTGCCTGTAAGCCGGGTCAATCGAATGTTTTGCGGCGAGCAGCTGAGTGAAGTTAATGGTTGCGTTGGTCAATGTCAGACCAGGTGTCACTGTGTTCAGTCCAGCAGAAATTCCTGCTCCGGTTGTGTATGCGTAGTTCGCACCACGACCAACTCGTTGCCCGAACTTCTTGCTAATGAAAGCATCGAGGTCGGTGAAGCTATCTTGCATTAGGGCGCGACTTACCTTAACACTGCCTGTCGTCCAGAGGCCGGCTCCCAAAGTTTTCTGACCGAACGAAAGGTCCACTTCTGAAACCGCAGTGTTCTGCGCGATTGGGACCATTTTGTTGCTCACGTCATCGTTGCTCGGAAACACGAGGCTTTGGCCTGATGGAGTGTCAATGCTGTCAGCCAGCGTTGCAATCGCGGAGTACCACTTCTGTCGTTCAACGATGCGCGCCAAGAACCCTGGTGGAATTAAATATCCTGCCGCAGAGCCACTGTCAGTTGTGTCCAAATCTCGGAACTCGCGTCCAGTAACAGTGGAGCGTCCGCCGTCGAGCAAGTCCTTGAACTTCTCCCCAACACCTGCATAGCCACGGTGCAACATCTTGTCGAACGCTTCCGCGTACACAGCATCGCGCTGGGCCTTTTCAGGGTCACTTGTTCCCTTGCGAGTACCAGGAACATCAAGAGGAGTGTGGTCACCGGATGGAAGGCCGTCGCGTGTTGCAGCAGCCGCCAACCAATCGCTTTCCTTATCGAGAGCCTCTCGGCGGTCAATGTCTGCCTTGATGGCGTTCAGGTCATCGCGAGCTGCGTTGAACTTGATTTCCTCATCGGAATTCGGGAGGCGACCAGCCTTGCCGGTCTCGTCCATAATGTCGCGCATAACCTTGTGCGCGGCCAACCTTTGTTCCTTCAGTCGCTTGATTTGCTCATCCATAATTCGACACTAGCAAATCCTGTACCCTAGCGAACATTAATCGAGATAATCGTCCACAATAGACAGCGATGCCTCGTGGAAGTCTTCCCACATCGCTTCCATAGCGTCACGTTCTCCGGGCGTATCGTCCTTGCCTTCGTGGAGTTCACCGTCGTCTTCTGCACCAACACTACCGTTTTCGGTAGTATTCGTGCGGGTCGTCAAGTCGGCTGGCCGATTGCGCCGGCCAAGTTTGGCTGTCCGGACGGACGCCGTTGTCGCTTCGTAAGCTGGATAAGTGACTGGCGCTGTATCCCATAGGTCAAGGTCTTCGACCTCACGCTGCTCGGTGCCGTCATCATTGACCGACCAAGTTTCCTTGGTTACCACAAACGCGAAACTCATTCCAGTGATGGTTTGGTTGTCCACCAAATAAGAGATGTCCCGACCCAGCGTGGTATCCGGCATATCAGCGTTCGTCCAGAGCCCGTGCTGGTCTTCTCTCAGCCGTAGTGTGCCATTGGACGTCCTCGCCAGTAAGAGGCTGGGGTCGTGGTTGAAGCAAAAGATTGTGTCTTGCTTCTCAGCCAGGGCCCGTTGGAATGCGTTGGTCGAAATAATTTCGTAGAACCCCCAGTTCTTCGGGCCAATCCACTGCCGTACATTGGTCAGCGCCGCATAGCCCTCGAAGGTTCCTTTGAAATCCTTGTCGCCGGTGGGCGTCACCGCCTCCGTCTTCCGGCTGTCCGGCGGACCGGCATCACGCTTGGAAACCTTGATTGGGTTCGACCGGTTGATAGAAATGTAACGCCGCTCAACATCACCGCTCAACTCCCGGGTAGTTGTATCCACATCAGCCGCGTTCTCGTCCACATCCTCGCCCAAGTCTTTCTGATGACCCTCGATGTGGGTTTGAGCCTTGGCCTTGTCACCGGCTGGAATGTCCGCCTGACTGACACGGCTAGCCGCGTTATCAACGTGAACCTTGTCCACACCACCCGAACTGTTGTGGTGAGGAAAATGCCGGAGTGAACGCGGTGTCGTCTTGCCTGACGCATCCTTTTTGCCGCCCGACTCAATGGCGGCAAAGGCAGAGTCCGGGAGAGCCGTGATGTAGGTACTTGTCCAGGCTTCTCGCCCTTCAATATCTTCCATATTGCCATCCTAACAACTGCCGCAGGCTACCAAGCAAACTCACTGGCCCTTGCTTCCACCAGTTCGTTCGGCGTAAACTAAGGTATGACCCTTTTTATTTGCGATGAATGTGGTTCTGAATACAAACGAGCCTATTCCCTAAGCAGCGCTCGCCAGTCTCTTCGCCACTTTTGCAGCAACAAATGTAAGTTTGACTACCAGCGACGCCACCCTCCTCGGGCCAAAGACCTTGACAGTCAAACAGCCCTGTGAAGTCTGTGGTTCCGTATTTGAATTTTTCCCCAGCGTACGGCCAAGACGATCTGCCCGTTTTTGTTCTCGCAAGTGCGCCGGTATAGGCCATAGCCTAGATATGACTGGAAGGACAATCGGAGAAGGGAACTATCACAGCGCCGGGGGATTTAGGCAGTGGGCCCGAAGGGTGTTGCCACCTGGCTGCGTCATCTGTGGTTGGCACGAGGCCAACTGCGACGTAGCCCACATAATCGACAGAGCTAAGTTTCCCGGCGGTCCTGACCTGGCCGACACCATCGACAACGTAGTAATGCTCTGTCCAAACCATCACCGGCTTTTTGGAACAGGAAAAATCAAACTCCCTTGGGGCTCTTAGCCGGTGGAATTGGAACCAGTGGTGGCAGCAGTGTGCCTGGGGTCTGGAAGACATCCAGCTCAGGTGGGCCAGGAGCCATATGCTCCCACTTACGAACTTCGTTGCGGGTAATGAAGCCACCGTTGATACCATAGTTTGCCGCAGCGTAGCGGTCCACTTGGTCGCCCTTCAACAGCTCGCGAGTATCAAACTCCGCATAGACACCCTTGGGGCAAAGCTCCTTGGTAATGCGGGCCTGAAATCTGGTCATAATTGGCTGTAACGTGAACCTCTGGAACCCGAGTGTCATCTCGGCAATACCCGTGCCCCAGCTGGAAATTTTTTCGGTTGCGGAAACGAGGTGGACAGGAACTCCGTAAATCCTGCAACACTCTTCAACACTAAATGCACGCGCTTCAATGAGCTGACTGTCAATCGGGTTAATTCCGATGGGTGTGTACTTGAGGCTATTATCGAGCACGACTACTTCGTGAGCACGATTTAAGCCAGTGATTTTGTCCCGCCACCTGCTCTTCACCGCATCCGCTTGGTCGGGCGTCAGCGGCTTATCAGTTGTCAATAACCCACTCATCAAACTTCCCGAACCAAATAGACGCGCCGCGTACTGTTCCATCGCGATACCCAAACCTATACTCTGCTTCAGATATGCTACGGGCGACAGTCCGCGAATGCCATCAAAACCGAGCCCCGGTATATGCACGACCTCACTATCATCCAACTCAAGGCCACTACCATATTGCAAGCGGTAGTACTTCGTACCAGGAATTCCGCGACTGCTTGCATCGTGTCGTGACGCATACATTCTCCACGGGTCTGCTTGCCAAACCTGGACAACCTTGTCGCCACCGTTGTTGAGTACTGGCAGAAGATAGCAATTACCCCAAAGCAAAAGCGATGTAACCGCAGTTTCCCAAAACTCGAAACCAGAAACTTCAGGGTTAGGTCCGTAGTCTGTACTGTTCCACTGTGCACCGAGATACGGCTGCCGGTCATACGGACTGCTAGGGTCACCCTGCCACAAGTTGAGTGGACAACTCGCGATTGTTCCAGCAATCAAAGAGATACATCTCCAAATGGCGGTCTGCCTCATAACGGTGAACTCGGAGGTCATTATTCCGCTGTCAGTTGATGTCAATCCTGCCAGTAACGCGAACGCCTGGGGTGAACTCAATGGAATTGCCGGGTCCTCCAAAGATGCCCGTTGCTGGATTAGCCCCGTAAGACTGTTAATTCCGTGACGCATACTACCAATCTACCTGAACTGCGAGGCTGCTCACCAAATACCGAAGCTGACCTCTTCCTCAACTTCCTGGTTCATCGCCCTATCTAGGCTACACACTGCTGCAACGGCCATGTCAATGTGCCTTGTACTCGCCTTGTTTTCTTTCGACAACCGTGGGCCTTTCATATCGGTGCGGATGTAAGCGTTGTCGAGATGTTTGGCCAACGCCTCCATCCCGGGGAATGAGAGTGGTGCGTGTTCCAACGTTTGGTCCCGAACCATATCGTAGAACAATGCCGTCGCTCTAACCATTCGCAACGGGCTAGTCGTCAGGAACTCCACGATGGGAATACCGGCCTCTTCGAGAACAGCCATACTGCGCTGCCATCTGTACGGGTCGCAAGCCACCTCTTTGACCAGGTGCGTCTTGCAGAACTCAATGATAGCCTTCTCCACTTCGAGTTGTGGCACCCGCCAATCAGCCCCATCTACGCCCTCCGGTTTCTCCCAAACGCCCGCAGCTTCTATATACGGAATGGGCCGGCGTTCAGTTGGGATTGTGCAACAAACCAGCGCCGTACTGTCGCCCGAAAAACTGCCATCGAAACCTAAAATACACGGCTCGTCAATCTCGATTGGGTGGTCCGTTGCAATCGCTGGCCAACTACCGTATGGAAGCCAAGCCTCAATGCTGCCAGTCCACTGGTTCAACTTCAAACGTCGAAATTCATTCTCTGCGCCACGCGACTTTGCAACCTCCGCCTCATCGCGAAAGTCTTTCATATTGGCGATGCCTGCCGCCAGGAGTGGGTTCACTTCCAGCCAAACCCGCTCGTCCAGCCAATCACAATTCTCATCGGCTGGCTCCAACCAGTGCATATAAAAGGACTTTACCTTCTTTTCCTTCCCCATTTTGTAAAGTTTGCCGCACAACGTTGACTTGTCAAAGCCCGCCGTAGAGATGCCAAGACACATTGCGTTAAGACGCATCCCCGAACCAGACGTTACAGCAGTCCAAAGCTTTGCTGATGGCTGTGTCCAGACCTCATCAAAAACTGTAAAGCTAGGGTTATAGCCATAGAAACTGTCACTGTCGGCACTAACTGCACGGTACACCGAGTTGCTGGACGGATGCGTGATGGTTGCCTGGGCATCTCTGATGTTGAGGACGGCGCTGAGCTCCGGTTCCAACTTGACCATCCGGCAAGCCGCATCGAAACAAATCCGAGCCTGGTCTCTGTCCCCACTGGCCGAGAAGACTTGGGCTCCGATAGTTTTGTCGGCAACGAGCGAGAACAATGCGAGCCCTGCCGCGTCGGTGGTCTTGGAATTTTTACGTGGTCTGCCCCAAAGCGCTGTCCGGTATACCCGAATGCCCGTCTTGGGGTCAGTCCGGAAGATTTCGAGGATGTCTAACTGCTGAAATGGTAGGAGTTGCAGGAGTTGGCCGGCCTTCGGTCCTTCTGGATAACGGCAGAACCCCTGCATAAATTTAATGGCGGCGTAGCCATCGGTGGTAAAATCAACCTTAATCAGATTTGTCATCGAGAAATGCCTCCAACCGACTGCCCGGTTTGTCCAAAACCTTGACGCCGAGGGACTGACGAGCCCGAACGCCCCAGCCAATCGAAAGCGATAGGCTGGCAATAATCATCTCCAACGACTTCAGGACGGCCAACCCAGTTTGCAACTCCTTGGCGTCAATCTGTTGCTCTCTGCCGATATTGAAACGAATACGAAGCCGGGCCTGGTCATCCAGATAATCCATCAAGCGAGTAACAGTCGGCATATCCTCTGGCTGCAACACGCGGTTGCCTTTGGCCTTCTTGTACAGAGCGTATGTGTGCTTCGTTTGGGGCAACCAATCGCCAGCCGGGGGAAATTTGACCGGAGCGAACAACTCCGAGTTGCCGAGCGAGTGTGGAGTTTGGCCTGGTTTGTTGCCTGAGCCGCGTGGCCTACCTTGTGGCATGGCCATAGCGTACCAATTTCGGAGGCAAACTGGATAAAAGGGTACAGTTTTTAGGCCCTTCTGGCCCAAAACTGGATTTTAATCTAAATTCAGGGGTACCAGTACTCTGCGTTGATACCACTGC